GTCTACAATCGTCACCTTCGGGCTCACCATCCAGGACATTTTGAAGGACCCGGAGGAAACCTTCGGCCTTTTCTCGCATACCAGGCCCGCCGGCAAGGGTTTTTTGCGGCAGATCAAGCGGGAGTTAGAGGCCAACGAAAACCTGAAGCAGTGGTTCCCAGATATCCTCTGGGCCAACCCGGCGAAAGAGGCGCCGAAGTGGAGCGAGGACGACGGCATTATCGTCAAGCGCTCCGGAAACCCCAAGGAATCGACGGTCGAGGCATGGGGCCTCGTTGACGGACAGCCCATCGGCAAGCACTTCCGGAAGCGGGTCTATGACGACGTGGTGACGCGCGAAAGTGTCACGACGCCGGAGATGATGCAAAAGACGACCGAGATGTTCGAGTTGTCCGACAACCTTGGCTGCGAAGGCGGCGCCTTTCGGATCGTTGGCACCCGCTATCATTTCAACGACCTCTACGGGGAACTCATTCGCCGCAAGGCGGTGCAGACGCGGGTCTATCCGGCAACGATCGATGGCGCCGAGGACGGCGAGCCGGTTCTGATGTCGCGCGAGACCCTCGCCGCGAAACGCCGCATTCAAGGGCTCTACACCTTTAGGACTCAAATGCTTCTCGATCCGAAGGGCGATGAAACCCAGGGCTTCCGGCGCGAATGGCTGCGCTACACCAAAGGGCAGCCGAAGCGCTACGGCCTCAACGTCTATCTCCTCGTCGATCCCGCGAGCAAGAAAACCAAGACCTCGGATTACACCACGATCTGGGCGGTCGGCTGCGGGCCGGACAAAAATTATGTCGTCCTCGATGTCATCCGGGACCGCTTGAACCTGACGCAGCGGACGGAACGGCTTTTCGACATGCACGCCCGCTGGCGCCCGCTGGCCGTGGCCTACGAGGAATATGGGCTGCAAGCGGATATCGAGCATATCGAATATGTGCAGGAGGAACGGCAGTACCGGTTCAAGATCACGCCGGTCGGCGGGAAGCTTTCAAAGCGGGACCGCATCGCAAAGTTGATGCCCCTGTTCGAACAGGGCCGGTTCTATCTGCCGATTACCAAATTCTATACCGATCACTCAGGAGAGACCTGCAACCTCATAGAGGTCTTTGTCGAGGAGGAATACGCCGCGTTTCCGGTCAGCCGTCACGACGACATGCTGGATGCGCTGGCCCGCATCGAAGACCCTGGCCTCAATGTCCGTTGGCCGCTCAGCGACGGGGCGCGCGATGAGGAGGCGAAATCCTTGCCGAGAGAAACGAACGCGGATCGCCGCTTCGACCGCCGTCTTGGCACCAACCGCGCCGTGGCCGAAGGGCGCCAAGGGTCTGGAAGCGGGCTCTGCTACTCCCAAAGCGGTGACGATCAAGCCTGAGAGAACCTTATGTCACTTTTAGTTCCCCAAGTTCCAGACGCCCAAAAGGCCACCACCATGCCGCAGCCCGACGATGCCGCCGTCAAGCAGGCTCAGCTTCAGCAATACGCCAGCGAGCAGGCGCGCGGCGCCAATGCCACCACGAACCGGATGGGCCGTACCGGCTCTTTCGGCCCGAAGCTTGGCGACTACGGTTCCGCCGATACTGCTGGCGGCAGCGCCATTTTGAGGGGCTGATCGCACCTGATGTCAGATGTTAACGCCGAAGAGCTGGTGAGGTTCAGCGATACCCTCTTTACCAGAAAGGGCACGCTCGACTCTCTTTACCAGGTCCTCGCCGACGAGTTCTACCCCGAGCGCGCCGACTTCACGCGCATTCGCGTCGAGGGCTCCGAATATGTGGAGTGGCTCTACGAGAGCACGCCGGCGCAGTACCGCCGCGATCTCGCCGGGGCCATGGGTGCCATTCTAAGGCCTCGCGGAAAGCAGTGGTTCAACCCGCGCCCGGCGGACGAGTGGCGGCGCACCGACCGGGCCAGGAAATGGCTCGACATGGCGCGCGGGAAACTGCGTTCCATCCTTTACTCCAATCGCTCCGGCTTCCAGACCTGGATGAGTCAGGGAGACCACGATTTCGTCAGTTTCGGTAACCGGGTGATCTCGATCACGGAAAGCCCGGATCGGGACGGCGCGCTATTCGAACTCCATCATCTCAAGGAATGCGCCTGGGCGCAGAACCGGTATCTCGATATCGATTGCCTGTGCCGCAAGTTCCCGATGACCTTGCGGATGCTGGCCCAGAAGTTCGGCCGTTCCGCTCTAACGCTGGCTCAGCAGAAGACGCTCGAAACCGATCCAACGGCGGAAGCCGAGGTTCGGCACATCTGCATGCCGATGACGGATTACGACGGCTACAGAATTTCGAAGGGAGACAAGAAGAAGTTTGCCTTCGCCTCCATTTACATCGCGTCCGAGGGCCGCAAGGTCTTGAAGGAGGGCGGTTACTTCGAATTCCCGTACCGAGTGGCGAGGTGGGCGCGCAACAACAAATCGCCCTACGGTTATTCTCCCGCCGCGATGCTGGGCATCGTCGACGCCAGGCTGCTCCAGGCGCAGGCCCGCATCATCCTGGACGCCGGGGAGCGTGTCATCGATCCGCCGATGATCGCGACGAAGGACGCCGTTCTAGGTTCCGTGAACACCTATGCCGGCAGCACGAATTGGGTTGACGCCGACTACGACGAGAGATTAGGCGCTGCGTTGCGTCCGCTGGAGACCAAGGCGAACATCCCGCTTGGGCTCGAAATGAAGGCCGATGCCCGTAATGTGCTGTTGGCCGCGTGGTATCTCAACAAGTTGAACCTGCCCTCCGATAAGGAGATGACCGCCTACGAGACTTCGCAGCGGATCGCTGAATATATCCGCTCCGCCGGGCCGATCTTCGAACCGTTCGAGGTCGATAACGCCGCGGTGCTCGATACCGTGTTCACCATGGGTTTGAGGCTGGAATGGTTCGGCCCCCTTTCCGAGATCCCGCCGGAACTCAAGGGTGGCCAGATCGACTTCGAATTCGACACCCCGATCCAGATGGCCTTCGACCGGCAGCAAGTCGCGCAGGCGCAGGAATCCGCGCAGTGGGCGGAATCCATGGCGAAGGTAAAACCGGAAGTGCTCGACAACACCGACTTCGACGAGATGTACCGATCGACGCAGAAACGCATCGGTGGCGATGCCGCCTGGGTGGTGCCGGCGGACGTGGTTGCCCAGCTCAGGGCACAGCGTCAGCAGGCACAGGCTCAGGCGATGCAGGCACAGCAGGCGATGCAGGGGCTGCAGCAGGGCGCGGACGCCGCTGGCAAGATCGCCGATGCGGTTCCGAAGATCGCTCAAGCCGGGGGAGCCATTCATCAGATCATGCAGGGCGGACAGGGCGGCGGCCAGGGGAACGGACAGGGTGCCCAGGAAACCGGAAACGCGCCGCACCTTTTGGGCGATGCGGATGAAGTGGGACAAGCGGCATGACGATCGATCCCGACGCCCCGTACCGGCCGCAGGTCGGCCAGCAGCCGTCGAGGACCCGGAGATATCCCGCCGGCCGTATCGACAAGCTTGAAGACTGGATGCCGAACCCGCCGCTTCCGGAGATGCCGGCACTTTACGACAATGCCATCGTCGCGGCGGCGAAGGCACTCTCCGAAGGGCGCGCGGAACCCTATCAGCAGCGGCTTATGGTGGACTGGTGGCTCAACCGGGCCTGCAGGCTAAAGGACAGCACGTACATTCCGGGCGGCGCCGATGCGGCCCGCGCCAGCCAAACCCTCGCTGGGATGCAGATCCCGGCGCGCCAATTCGTGAAGCTGGTCCAGCTTCGCGCCGAAAATCAATCAGAAACCGAGCAAGGTGAACCATGAGCGAAACAGAAGGTGCTGGAGCCGCAAGCGGCGGTAACGAAGGAGCTGTTGCGGCGGCGGCAGCGGGCGCGGCCGGTGCGGCGGCACCCACGGGCACGGAGAGTGGTGCGAGTGGTGCGGCGGCCGGTTCCCAGGTTCTGAGTGGTGCCGCGAGTGCCGCGAGTGCCACGGATGGCGATGCAGGCAAGCCGGCCGTCCAGGATTGGGCGGCTCGTCGGGCCAGTATCGTTGAAAGCCTGCCGGCCGAACTGAGGGAGCGCGCCCAGAAGAAGCTGGAGCGCTATGCCAGCGATGCCGATGTCACGAAGGCGCTGCTGTCGAGCGAAAGCAAGATCACCGAGCTTGCCGGCCGCGTCAAGGTGCCGACCGGCAAGGGCGACGATCCGGCCGATGTCGAGGCATACCGCAAGGCCGTTGGCGTACCGGAAGCGCCCGACAAGTATGCGATCCCGGAAGTCAAGGGCGTCCAGTGGAGCGACGAGCAAAAGGGCGAAATCGGCGAATTCTTTAAAGCCGCCCACGCCATGAATATGAGCCAGGCGCAGGCCGAGGCGGCGCTCACCGTGCTGGCGCAATCCAATGCGCGCGCGCAGATGGCCTTCCAGGAACAGGGCAAGGCCAGGGCGCAGGCCGTGCAGGAGGATCTCCGGGCCGAATATGGCCGTGACTACCTCCCCAACATGGAGCTGGCAAATCGCTGGGTGAAGGAGCAGTTCGCGCCGCACGCCGGCGAGAACGGCGTCGGCGAATTCATGAATGCCCGGCTCGCCGATGGAACCCACCTGGGCGAGAACCTGACCTTCGTTCGTTGGGCTGTCTCCAATGCGATCCAGGCAGCCGATCATGGCGTGCTCGAAACCGGCGACGGCAAGAGCGGTGTTGGCCTCGATGAGCGGCTGAACGAACTTTACGCGATGAAGACCAAGGACTCGAAAGGCTACGGTTCCGCGGCGATCCAGGACGAGCTTATGAAGCTTGAGGGTATCAGGATGAAGCGCGATGCCGCGAAGGCGGCGCGATGAACCCGCAAGAATTTCTGCTGCTTTTCGACGGCTTCACCGCCGCCGTCGAAGGCAAGCCGAACGCGAAGCAGTGGGCCGGTCTTCTGGAGCAACGGGCTAAGGTGGAGACTAGGGATGCCGGCCCCGCGATGGCGACCCGCTGCCCCGCGCCGGCGAGCGCCCCCGCCGCTCCTCCGGTTTTGGATGAGCAGTCGTGGCGCGATTTTCTCAGGCAAGCGCTTGGGAATCTCGGCTGTCCTCCGGAGGATGTCGATTTCTTGGCGAAGAACGAGCCTTACAATCCCGATATCAAGCCTGCGGACGCCGCGCGGGCGGCATTCTCCGTGGAGTAAGGCTTGCCGG